GCCCCCGGGATATGATACGTGCTGCTCGGCGTGCTCGGGATCGAGTGATCCCTTGGCCCTCGTCAAATTTGGTGGCACTCAGACGGACGCTTTTGGGCGTCTGCGTGTCAGCAATCCCTATACTCTATTTGACTCCCACCAACGGTACGTTCTCGATGATAACTTCGTGTCTAACACGGCCTCGGGCGGGACCGTAACCTTCTTGACGAACCAGTCGTCCGCGAACCTCCAGGTCACGAATACGTCCGGATCGTTCGCGGCCCGCGAGACCAAATGGATTTTCAATTACCAGCCCGGAAAATCCCTACTCGCCATGACGACCTTTGTGATGGCCCCGGCGAACGACGGGAACCTTCGTCAGCGCGTCGGGTACTTTGGGTCGGATAATGGAATTTTTCTGGAACTCAAAGATCAGCTCTACATCGTCAGGCGCTCGAACGTCACAGGGACCGTCACGAACACGGCCATACCCCAGACCTCATGGAACTATGATACGCTCCAGGGTACAGGAATCTCGGGGTTCACACTGGATATCACAAAGGCCCAGATCTTTTGGACCGACATTGAGTGGCTCGGGGTCGGATCGGTCCGGACGGGTTTCGTCATCGACGGTCAATTCCTTCAGGCCCATCGGTTCGATCATGCGAACCTCGCCAGTTCGGCCTATATGACGTCCGCGACCCTCCCGGTCCGGTACGAGATCGAGAGCCTCACGGCGAATGGGGCGGCGACCTCAAATTTGACCCAAATTTGTTCGACCGTAATTTCCGAAGGTGGATACGAACAACCTTTTCGCCTCTTCTCGAACATCGCGGTCTTCTCAAAGACCATGACGGCCGGGACGTGGTACCCGGTCATATCGATCCGCCTAGCCCCGACGCGTCTCGAGGCCGTCGCTCAGGTCCGACAGGTCGATATCGTCATGACCTCGGCCGATACGGTCCATTGGGCTTTGTGGTCCAACGTGACCGATTCGAGTCTCACGGGTGAATCTTTTGTGGCCCACGGGTTCAGTCCGAACATACTCGTAGACCAGTCCGCCACGGCCCTCAACACGTCCGGGTGTGTCCAAATAACTGCGGGTCTCGTCTCGGGCACGAATCAGGCGGCCGCACCTGCAGTTATGGAGTTATCAAAGTACTATTCCCAGCTCGCCCGGGACTCTTTTGCTAAAACAAGTTACATAGTTACCTTGGCATTATATTCGGCCACGGGCATCCTTGGTTCACCCGCAACGGCCCAGTGTCTGTTGAGCTGGAATGAACTTCTGTAGTAATTAGTAGAAATGGCCGATGATTCCCAGCCAGTCAAATACGTGTACGTAGATTCGACAAATCGGGACGCGACACTTTATCCCAGCGGAAACAGTTACACACTGCACTTGACGGCCCCGCTCCACTCCGTGGTCCAGGTCGATCTCGTCGCGGCCAAGGTCCCGAACACCATCTACAACTTGACGAACGGATCAAACGTTCTTGTGTTTAGTACAGCCTCCACGACTAGTAACATCAGTGTGGCCCCGGGGTTCTATTCGGCGTGTGGTCTGGCCCGGGCTATTATGAACTCTTCGGGTGGAACTGCATTTTGTATCGAATATCTAGCCGACGAAGGTCGGTACCTGTTTTCATCTAGCATCCAATTTACACTCAAAGGCGAGACCAGTGAAATACGCAAAATACTAGGGCTCGAGACGGGGACCCTCTCGAGTTTTGCAGCGGCCTCGAACCCGATCTACACAAGTTACATCCCAAAATGGCTCTACAAGTCTCCAAAAATCGCCGACTTTTCTACAATCGAGTACGCCTTCCTAGATATAGATGAACTCCGTACGACGAGCGTCATCGACGCCAAAAAGCTTATAGGGTCCACGACCGAGGGTGCGACCATGCGAAGCACGTTCGGTCAGGTTCCCCTGGATGTGCCGTCTGGTTCGATCAAAAGTTTCAAGGAAACCTCGGACTACAAACAGTATATACAATTTACGACCCCAATTCCAAAGCTCCAGCGCCTGACGGTTCGCTGGGTCGATCACCAGGGCCAGCTCCTGAATTTTCAGGGATTCAATAACAACGCTTTTACCTTGCGGTTCCACTGCGAGTACCAGAAGGTCCCCGAACCGACGCCGCCCCTCCAGGACCTGGAGATCCGGCGGATCGTCGAGGCGATGACGATGGCCGTCCCGCCTCCAGAGACCAAGGAGCCAAAGCGAAAGATTCCTTGGTGGCTCATAGTTTTGGTACTTGTCGCTGCAATCGTGGCCTATAAGTCCTGGCCGCGTCCACCAGTGCCCGGAGTGGGGCCTGGTGGACCCGTTGGTGTAGGGGGTCCTGGAGCGGGCCCGGTCGCTAGACCGCCCGCCCCGTTTATTTAAGTTTCGTCTACGCACGGGTCACGGCGTACACGGGCTGCTGGGGCTCGTTAATCTTCACGTTGAAAGCCAGGGCCTTAATCACCATGTAGACCACGATGGCCAGCAGGGTCGTGAAGAGGGCCGACAGCACATAGTACTGGCCGCCGTTCTTGCTGACGACGACCACCTGGGAAATCACCCAGCGCACGACGTCCATCCAGGCGATGGCGCTCGCGAAGGAGAAACCCGCCACGACGGAGTTCAGGGACTGGGACTCCAGCTGAAGAGCAATGTTGGTAAGCAGACCGGCCATTTTATTATTGGATGCGAAAAAAAATGGACTCGTTCGGGTCCCATGGCTCAACAAACTTTCTGGACTCCCAGTCGACTGGTGCCAGGTCAATGTGGTGGGCCCACCCCCGGACCTCGTCGTCCTCGGTCTCATAATCGAGCTCCTCCTGGAGAATCGTCGTGTACCGAACCTTTGGGGCCGGCTCATCCTCATCGGTCGCATCGTCCTCGAGGACGAAAATACGCCGCATCTACTGCTATTGGTTCATTTTGTCGACGGCCGACTTGAGCGCGGCCTCGGCTGGACTCTCGGGCTCCCACGCTTCCCATGTATCATGACACTCGTTCATCTTGTTCGCGAGATCGTCGGGACCCTCGTACCTGACCCACTCTGGGTCGTCGGACTCGGACCCATCAGACTCTTCCGTTTCGCTCTCGGAATCTTCATAAATTTCAGGGAACAAAGTTCCGATCTGTTTCCCGGTTACGTGCCGGGCCGAAAACATGAGGCCCAACTTCATGTCTTCGGCGACGACCACGTCTCGACCACAAGCCTTGGCGTAATGGGCCGCCAAGACCGTGGCCGATTCCATGACGGGTAAGAAAATATCGAGAGCCGCATCCATTGTCTGAATTTATAAACTAAATTCTTAGGGTCCTGGAGGCGCGGACCTCTAGGACGTCTCGGCGTTCGGGAACTCGAGGTTGACCCGACCGTTTTCGATTTTCAAAAAGTTATAACTTATGGCAAATATCCGAATTTCCCGGGCGTCCATACTGGGGTTCAGGGTCAGTTGAAGGATCTGGTTCTTAATCATGGACATGTTGACGGCCCCTGTAGGTTCTGCATTTTCAGGGTCTAGGCAAAATGAATACATGTAGAAAAGTCGGTCCGGATTTCTGGAATGAAATTCGAGTGCCTGGATCGTGTTGAGGAATACGGGCGTCCCGACATCGGCCGATATGCGTTCGGTCGAATTGAAAAACAGCGTCAGGTTCACGAGCTGATCGGTCGTCCCGAATGCGGTCAGATTCGATGACGTTGCCGTGTTGCTATAGTCGTACCCCCAGGCCGAGTTGTTCTGGATCACAAAGTACATCTCTTTGACCGGGTTCGTAAAGTTCATGAGGCACTGGACCGTTGTGGCGCCGGCCGGGGACCAAAAATGCTGGCGCTGGGTCTGTTCGAAAGGGTACAGTTGGGGCTTGGACTTGAGGAACCGAACGTGTTCGTCTGAAATGTACGTGTACTCGACGTCTAGATAGGCCGTGACCGGCCGGGTCCAATTAACACCCTGAAATGTGTCTGTATCGATCGCGAAAAAGGTCGAGGGCATGAACTGTATCCTGAACCAGATGGGCTCGTCAATAGCGCATATCGGGAGACCGCTCTCGAGGCACGAAAACTGGAGCGGGATCGTGTACGAAGCGCCCGGGAGCGTGTAGGGCGCCCCGCTGACGGTCTTGCCGACCAGACCGGCCAGGGCACCCTGTTTTCCGTTCGGAACCTCGAGATCGAATTTTAGTTCAATAAATTCACCATAAATGCGTTGGATCAGAAGGTTCCCGATGTAAAGCTCGACGAAATCAATCATAAGAGTCCCGACCGAATCGAGAACCGAGGCCGGATTTCCGTTTCCCTGACGGACGTCCGGCCACTCGACTTTCAGGTACATATCTGTGATGAGATCTCCCGACTTGGGGATGAGGACTATATTTTCCTGTCCGAAATTTACGTAACCATTCTCAAACTGGACCTGATCGAGTCGACTCGCATACTGGGTCTGACCCGAATATTTTTCTATAAAATATGTCACTTCCGGATCGGCCGAGAGGGCCAGATCTTCTTGACCCAAAAAGGCAAGCGAGGCTCGCCCGGCCATTCCTACTACAGACGGGCAATTATTTTAGGAGAACATGACGCCCGAGAGACCATTCTCGATTCTAAGAACGTTGTAATTGATGGCTACGATCCGGAATTGCTTAGCCTGATAGTAAGCCGATGTGTTGAGTTCGAGTAGGATCTGACGGATCCGACTCATATTGACCTGTCCGTATGGTTTTCCGGTACCGGTCGTCGTTGTGAAAGGGTACATATAAAACCCACGGGACGGATAGTTGGCGTAATGTATGTAAGGTTGGAGCGAACCCATATAGAGCGCATCGGTCGTGTCGGGCGTAAAGACCTCGGTCCCATTGAACGTCAGACCCATATTTAAAAGACCGTTGTTCGTGTAATCGTAATTATCGTTCCCGACGGGCTGGATCACGAAGAACAGTTCACGGACCGGGTGGGCCAATTCGAGTTTGAAAATAGCGTTACGGAAGTTTGGTAATAGATCGAACGTCTGGTACTGGCACTGGGTGATGAGATACTCGAGTCGGTGACTCTTGAACCAGTTGATCTCGGGGTCCGAGAGGTACACGTACTCGACCAGAATAGTCGCCCCGAGTGAGGGATTCGGGAGGCTAATCGCCGTGAGTTCACTAAAGTTCCTGAACGTGACGTGGACCTCCACGTCCTGACGGTCCAAGGCCACGATCGGTAACGAGAGTTCGGGCGAGCCATAGAAATAAAAGGGTAAATTCGTGTAATAGGTCCGACCCGGTGGGTACACGTTCGACGTGTCGTATTTGCCGGTCAGGAGGGTCAGGCCCGGCTGGTTTTCATAGGGCACGTTCAGATCGTTCCACATTTCGATATATTCGCCCGTGAGCGTCTGGATAGACTGGCCGCCGATCTTGAGCTCGGCTCTTTCGATCGCCCAGGTCCCGACCGAGTCGACATAGTTGAACTGGGTCGCCGGGAACGTGTTCGATGCGACGGGGTACACACTGATGAACGTGTTCGAGAGGATACTCTGGGACGTGGCGACGTTCGAGGTGAATGATATCGCTATTTCAGGGTTGGCGAGGTCTGTCACGGTCGTAGGGACCGTGAATGTATATGGGGGCAAGAGGCCCAGACCGACCGGATACGTCGTTTCACCGAAAGTAACACTCGTGATGGGCCATTGACTACACATGACCGCGGTCATCATAAAGGCCCCCGTATTCGCGACCTGCAGGGTCCCTCTAGGCGTGACCGAAATGATCGTTGAGTTACTGGTCGATGTGAAATTTGAAGTTAAATTCATCGTCCCATTAAGAGGCATGGATCCGACCGAAGGATTGAAAAGGATCCCGTTATAGGGCAGGACCGTCCCGGACGCCAGGTCCGACTGGACTCCGTACTGATGAATCGCAAAGAAGGTGTTCGCCGCGAGGGACGTCGAGGTCGACGTGACGGTCGCGACATTGATCGCGTACTTTTGGGTCGTGTCTGTGACGGTCAGGGGCATGGAAAAGGTGAAGGTCGGGTCGCGACCCTGGAGGCTCATATCATAGGTATAAATGGTCGTGCCCGATGTGACGTTACTGACCGAGACGTTCGCGACGTACTGACCCGCGGGCGGATTGTCGAGGGTCACTGTACCGGTCACGAGGTACATGCCCGTCGTAAGAAACGTGAACGTCGAGTCCGAGGCCATCTGGACGTACAGACCGGCGCGGGACGGCGTGACGTTGTAGAAATTTACTCGAGAATTCTGAGTCGGAAGGGCCAACGAGGAGTTCAGAACGAGTCCTTCCTCGAGTGGGCTAAACGAGACCCATGAATTAGCCGAAAGTAACGATGCACCCGATGCGGTCGTGATATAAAAATAGTATGCATTGGAGCTCTTGGCATTGATCGGAAGCATGATCGGCATAGAGGGATCCGGGGACACGCGACACGTGTAGGTCGCCTCGAAGCTTGGGCTGGTCGGTGCGCCAACTGTCGTGTTCGTGTCTGAACCGTACGAGAGGGTCGCGACCGAACCCGCATCGAGGGTCAATACGGCCCTCATGAGATACCAGCCCTGCCCGCCGAACTGGACGCGTCCACCGGCAGTAACGTTGAAGGCTGTGGATGTGGGGAAATAGTTGGTCCATACACCACCGTTTGTAATTGAGGCGAAATTTAGGTACGTGCCGTTCACACTCGTCGAAAGCGTCTGGTTGGCGAATGATCTTAGAAAAAGTCCAGTCTTCGGATTGACGATTCCGGCGAGCTGGAGCCATCCGGCCTGCTCGAGGGTAAAGTCTGACGAGCGCGTCACGGTCGAAACGTAGTTGGGGCTCGTGTTAGATATCGAATTTGAACTCAAATTTGAAGAGGATCCGACCGTGTAAATCAAGTTGGCGTTACGGATCGTCCCGGCCTTGGGGTCCAGGCCCCAAAACACTCCAAAAGTCGAATCTACCTCGACATTGGCACAGTTCGAGAAGATGAATTTATTCGAGAGCGAATCATACGAAATATAATTGGCCATTGGGTTGACGAGCCATGAGACGGTGTTAAGCGTACTATAATAGGCGACGTTGCCCGACAGTGGCGCAACGTTCGAGTAG